ATGAACCTGCACGATCGCTTTGAACAGTACGAAGACGAGTTTCTCAAATTTGACCGCATCGACAACCCGAAGTCGAAGCGCCCTGACCTTCATGCTTTTTTGATGCTGGACGAGATCCAGCCTGGAGAGCGGGATCTGATCTCTGCAAGCGAGCATGACGAGTTCTATCTGGACATCGACTGCGATGCCTTCGCGGAGAAGGCTACCGACGAACAGATCCGTGACCTGCAACGTTGTGGCATCAGGTACGACAGCGAGCTTGATTCGCTTTGCATGTTTGCCTGACTGCGCTCCGCCCACTGAATGAGCCGCCTAACCCAGCTCCTACGCGCCTTCATCTGGGGCACTGTCTGGATGATGGGCTTGGACGTTGTGCTGGTGATCGGGTACTTGTTGCTGCGGTGAAAGGCTGAAAAGCACTGTTCGGATGTACAGTGTTCGCATGCCGACCGACGACTTCTATACCTTCACCCTGCCACCGAACGCCTGGAGCAAGAAGCCCTACCCATCCACGTTCAAGATGACGATGGACGAAGCTGCGCGGCGCTTCCCGGGTGCCCAGCCGATCCAAGGCTCACGCGAGGTGAGAACGCGCGCTACGACCGGCGTCACGGCGGCAAAGGACGAGCTCTACGGGCGCAAGCACGGGCCAGGCTGACCTACCCCACAGGGTCGGCGTTCTCGTCTTCACCTTCAGCGCGCGGCCCGACGGCCGGATCGGCGACATGGCCGTGCAAAGCCTTGACGCCAGCAGCCCACGCATCCGCCCACGACGTGAACGAGCCCATCGAAGCCTCGACGTCTTCCCAGACGGTGGCGTCCTCTTTGCTCTCGATGATGACCCAGTGAAAGACGCCCGGATCGGGCTCGTCTACGAAGACGGTGAGGCGGCGTAGGTGGTCCATGCCGCCAGCATAGCGGCTCAGGGTCTAGGGACTGGCCTAAAATAGGCGAGCCCTCACCGCCCGGCAAGGCGATGAAGGCTCTAACCAATCAACCTGTAGGAGAGGTCATCATGGCTACCCCAATCTTAACGGCCGGCATCCTGCGGTCGCTCCTGCACTACGACCCAGACACTGGCGTCTTCACAGCTAAAGTAGATGCATCTGGCCCCGGTGCGCGGCGCCGCGCTGGAGATGTAGTGGGCGCTGCACACAATCGAGGCTATCGCCTGATCCGCATGGGCAGCGAGCGATTTCTTGCGCACCGATTGGCTTGGCTGTACATGACAGGGTCATGGCCTGTGAGCACGATTGACCACCGGAACGGCATCAAGGACGACAACCGCTGGGACAACTTGCGGACATCCCTCAGACCGAAAATCTGCACAACCAGCGCAGAGCGAAAGTAGGCAGCGCTTCCGGATTGCTCGGGGTGCACTGGCATGCTCGGGACAAAGTATGGATGGCGAAGATTTGCACGAATGGCGAGTCGCTCTACATCGGGTCCTTCAGATCAAAAGAAGCCGCCCATGAGGCGTACCTTACGAAGAAGCGGGAGCTCCACTCCACCTGCACTATTTAGCGATCAAGGAGTCGTAGGCTTTCTCGCAGGTTTGACCTGAGATTCGGCTTCGATCAAGAGCTTCTGCCAGCTCTCCCGCCGTGCTGTCAGCCCTTGCGAACAGGTAGCTGAGCAGATCGAGGGGATCTGATCGAGCGCTGGCTGTCGCGCCTGTGGTGGCAACGCCGGAGTCCTCGGCGGCTCTACGGATGGCGGATAGGAAGGCGGCAACACGCTGCTGCACCCGCTGCTCAGCAGCACCAGCGCGCTCAGCGTCAGCACGGGCCACATCGATCTTCTGCTGTCCTTCATTGCTCACTCCTTCGACCGTAGCGGCCCATCGTTGTTCGGTGTCGCGGCGCGAGCGCTCGGCCAGGCGCGCGGACTCGGCCTGCGTGGCTTGGTATGCGGAGAACTCGGCCGCGGTGCGCGACTGCGCGGCTTTCGCGTTGCTGACGCGCACTTGTTGGGCGCCGACCATGGCCAGCAGGAAGGCGATCACCAGCGCCACCCAGACCTTGGGCGACATGAGCGCCATCATGATTCGAAGACTGCGCGCTCGGCAGCACGGCGCCGGCGCAGTCCCTTTTCAACGTTGCTGCCAGGGCTCACCCATGAGTCAAAGGCCAGCGAGGCGCCTTCGTAGTCGCCCGCGTTCAGCTTGCGCAGCAGGGTCGACGGCCGGCCATCCTTGAGGCGGATGATGCCGTCGCGCGAGGCCGACCCAGCCCCCACGTTGAAGACGATCGAAACCATGGCATCGAACTGGCCCTGAGTCATCGGCACGGTCACGTTCGCGCTCACGATTGCTTCGCGCTCCGCTATGTCGACGGCTAAGCGCTGATCGGCTTGCGACTGCTCCCAGATCGTCCCGCGCCCGATGCCACGCCCCGTCGCGCCCCACCCTACCGTCCAAGGGTCGCCACCGGTCTTTGGATCCGGATACGCGACAAGCTTGCAAGACTCAAATTGCTTGATGAGGTCGACGCCTCGCTTGGATGTCTGCATGGTCATTTCTCCTATGAAAAAGAGGACGACCACGCCTAAAATAGGCGAGCCCGCAAAGCGCTACCAACGCGATGCGGGCTCTAACCAATCCGACTGTTAAGGAGTCTTCATGGCTAAGGTCAATCGTACCTGCGAGCAATGCTCGGCAGCGTTTCTTACAAAGCCTTCTGTTGTCGCAAAAGGAGCAGGTCGCTACTGCTCACACGCCTGCAGTTCTGCAGCAAAGAGAAGAACCGAGCCGCTGCCGCTAGGTCTTACGGCGCAGCAACTCAAGGATCTTTTTTCCTACGACACCGAAACTGGCCTTTTCACTCGGCTCCGCGATTCGAACAATCAAGCGAAGGCGGGCGATGTTGCAGGCTCGCTAACTCGGGAGGGCTACCTATCGATCTGTATCAATCGACGGGCTTATCTCGTGCACCGCCTTGCTTGGCTCTACGTCCATGGCGAGTGGCCGCAGCACTGCATCGACCATCGAGACGGTGTGAAATCAAACAATCGAATCGCCAATCTTCGAGACGTGCCGCATGCAATGAATGTGCACAACAGGCACAAGCCGAACCGTCAGAACACTTCAGGGTTCTTGGGTGTAGTTAAGCAAGGTGAACGCTTTTGGCCCCGCATCAACATCAAAGGCAAGATTCGGGTCTTCCCATCGCATGCAACCGCTGAAGAGGCCCATGCTGCATACGTTGAGCTGAAGCGAAAGCACCACGAAGGGTGCCTTCTGTAACTACTTTTCGCCCAAGGGAACGACGCCCGAGCTGGGCGGGCTGATCGGCGCACCGGCGCGCAGGTCATCATTCGCGCGGTCGAGCTTGCTGTTCACCAGCTGGCTGAGTCGGTTCACGAACGCCACGCGCGTCCAGCCCGCGGCGAGGATCACCACCAAGCGCACTTCGCGTGTGATGAGGTTCGGATAGACCGACGAGATCGCCCACATCAGGAAGTAGGCAATGCCGCCGACGATGAAGGAGACGACCAGGTCCTTGCGCGCTTCCTTGAGCACGCTGTAGACGACCACGTTCTCGCTGGCGAGCGTGAAGATGGTGCGCAGCACGCCGGCCAGCAGGCCAGCAGTGGCGCCCCAGATCAGCGACTCGAGGTCGAACGCCTTCATGTCCTGCGAGAACGAGGCGGCGTAGGCGACACGGGTTGCGCAGACCGCCCACATGAACAGCAGCACGTTGACGGTGAATTTGTTTTTCATCGGATCAGACCCATCTCGCGGGCGTACTCGCGCAGCTGCTGCGCGTTGAGGGACACGGCGTAGATCAGGGCAAGAAAGAGCGACTCGAAGCTCTGCCGGCCGTACAGCACAGAGATCGGCCCGGCGAAGTCCAGAGGCTGCGCCAGCACCGCCAAGTAGATCCACGTCAGCGCGCTGATGACGGCGGCACCGCATGCCATCAGCCGCGGCGTGCGGCAGGACAGCAGACGCGGGAGCACCAGCAGAGAGACGAAGTGCGGGATGGTCAGCAGGATCGACACCACGAACATGCCGCCGACGAGCCATGAGTAGTGCCCGAGTGCTGCAACCTTGAACAGCGTCGACGCCGGGATCTGCAGGATGTACATGACCGGGCCGATGAGGTCGTTCATGAAGCTGAGCGTCACGAAGATGGTCAGCAGGCGCACCTCGATGCGGTTCTGCTCGACGTCGTCGGGCACCGCAGCAGCTGCGACGTCGCGGCGGAACTGAGCCGGATCGGTTGGGACGACGCGGCTCACTTGCTCACCCTGTTCTTCCACTCGCGCACTTTGCGCCAGTTGTTCACGAGCCAGTTCAGCAGGAAGGTGTAGATGGTGGTCATGGGAAGCCTTTCAGGCTAGGCTGGATTTCTGGAGCGGCTATCCGACTACTTCGGTCGTGACGATGTTCGCAACCCACTTGATGGTCGTGGTTGCAGCTCCAGTGACTTGAATCTCCAGGCTGCCGAGCGTGGCGTTTGCCACCGCCGCCACACTCCAGGCCGAAGCGCCTCCAATTGCGGCAACCGTAGTCACGGTCGGCGTGCCGTCGATCGCAGTCGTGGCGGCACTGGCGCCGCGCGAGATTGCTCCAGTGATCTTGAAGACAGCCCGGTCACCGAAAGCGCTCACCTTTGCGGAGACGATGCACTCGAAGCCGAACATCGAGTTGTTCGGCAGGAGTACACAAGTGGTGGCCGATGGCGCGGAGCCGTTGCCAGAGACAGCCGCTGGCGTGGCGCTTGTGGTGGTGAGGCGGTGGATGTAGCTCTCGGACTGCGAATCACCCGCTGAAGAAAAGCTGCCGGCGGCGCGAGCGACTGAGCCTCGGGCCCTGGCGCGTGCGAAGGACCCCATGGCTACCGAGGCAGCGCCTTCCGCAAGATTGGACGAACCCCCAGGGATAGCCGACGAATCCCCGCTCGCAATGTTCTGACTTCCGCCGCCCACTGCCGCGTTGTAGTTTGTGGCTTGGTTGCGGTCGCCTCCCCCCACAGTTCCGTAGTCTCCGCCCGACGTTTGGTTGCTTTCGCCACCGCCGATCGTCGATTTGACACCGTTGGCCTGGTTCGAATTGCCACCTCCGATGCTGCACAGGTCGCTGCCGATAACGTTGACGGTGCCTCCGCTGATGACGCAGTTCGTGACGCCCGAGCCAATCGAGTTCCCATTCCCGCCAGCGATGACGCCACCACCGCCTGCCGCAGTGTTGTTCCGGCCACCGCCGATCACGGAGAACGAAGCAGACGCTACCTGCGCTGCAGCGGTGCGGGACATTTGCCAGTCCACAGAGTTGGACCCTCGCTTTCCGCCGCCTGCGGTCAAACTGTCGGCAACCTGCGCGGAAATAGCGCCCGTTCCTTTAGGAACAATGGCCGCGTCGATGTTGGTTGCAGCGTTCGTCGCGGTGAAGGATGATACGGGTACTGTTCCGTTCGGGCTGGCAGTGTTCAGTGCCTCCGTCCAACTCGTGAGACCACCGCCGCCACCCGGGACCGCTTGCCAGGTCGGGGCAACACCGGCGCCGTTTGCCGTCAGCACGTATGTGGCGGTTCCAGCAGCCAAACGCCCAGCAGCTCCGGCTGCGCCGGCCACGATGAGATCGCCGACCGTGGTCATGGGATTGGCGAACCCAGAAGCTGCAGCAGCCCAACCAACTGCGCCGCCGATCACCGTCAGCACTTGCCCGTTGCTACCAACCCCCAAGCGGCCTGGTGCACCCGAGGCCCCACCCAGGATCAAGTCCCCGTTCGTGGTCATTGGGTTTGAGAACCCGCCGCCCGACGAAGCCACCCACGTTGGCAAACCAGCCGTCAGCGTCAGGACATAGCCATTCGTGCCGACTCCAAGCCGGGTCGGTGTTCCGCTCGTGCCGCCATAGATGATGTCGCCCGCAGTGGTCATCGGGTTCGTCATCCCGCTCCCGCCGCCTGCTGCGCCGATGGCCTGTCGCTTGTCTGATGTGCTGGCAATCGTGAAAGTTGATGCTCCAGCCACCAGCTGATAGAGCTGCAGGTAAGTGCCCGTGTTCAGCCAGTTGGTCGTATTCGTTGCTGCCGTGACAACACCGGTCGTCTTGTGTGCCACGACGTAGTTCGTCGCACTGGCCGTGAGTGCGACCATGCCATTGGCAACCGTCACGCCGTTGAATTCCCCGCCTAGGTAGCCGAGCGTCAGGCCGGTTGTGCTAGATGGATCGATGCCATATAGCGCTGCAGGCGCGACGCTTCGGAAGTTCTCGTTCACGCGCGCCTGCCAGCCAAAGGCGGCAAGGATGTCTTGAAGGATGGTCATACGGTTGCCTGGAGTTCGTGGCCGGTGCCGACGCTGTCGGAAATCTGGGATACGCGCACGAATGCGGTGGCGGAAGGAGTAATGCCAGCGGCGGTTTGCTGCGCTTCGGTGATCGTCGGCGTGGTCGTTGCGACCGTCGCAAGCAAGGTCGTGAACGCGCCGGACGTGTAGAAGCGCCACTGATACGCCTCGCCGGCTTCGCCCAGAGGGACCGACCCGGTCGCGTTGTTCATCGTGAGACGAGAGCGACGGTCGATCTGGATGTCGCGGTTGACGAAAGCGCGGCGCGCGTTGACCGGGCTGAGCGGCATCAAACCTTCGGCCGTGTTCGCGTAGGTCTGGGACAGCGCCGAGTCCTGACTGCGGCCCTTGGTGACGGCGCGATAGCTTTTTACGGAACCCACGTCGCCGAGTGGCATGGGCGGCCGCAGGATTCCGGCAATTCGAAGAAGCACGATCGTGTCGCCGGCCTGGTGCGTTCCGGCGAAGCGCTCAGTGCCGAACAGCCCGCGCATGTGACGCGACAGGATGTAGCGCCCGCCTCCCAGGCTTGCGCCGAGTGCAGAGCAGCCGATCTCCCAACGGCCCGGTGCGCCGAGCGCCCAGAACTCGCCACCGTTGACGAGCAGCACGTCGCGCGTCACGCTGTTGAAGACATCATCGCCAAGGTCCACCGTAATCAGGTTGGTCTCGTCGATCAATTTGCGCGACCACGCACCCAACGCAGTTTCAGCAACACCGATCGGCGCCGAGGCTGAAACCGTGCCTCGTGGCACCAGAGTGTTGTCGTCGTCACCGACAAGCAACTCGGCAGAGGCCGGGACGTCGCCATAGCTGTCCAGCGCAGCGTAGATGCCGGCATCGTTGTCTGCATCGCGCAGAAGCGGGATGTCGAGGAGCTGCAGGCGGGTCGGTGCCGCAAGGGGAGCCACGGCCTGTCCCGAGTACTCCGACCCACCCACTGCGGTCTGTCCGTAGATCGCGGCATTGGCCGGTACGCACTCACCCTCGATCAGCGCGCCGGTGTCCGTCAATTTGCTCAACCGCCAATCGGACAGGACCCCTTTGGGGTATTCGAATGTCACCACGTCGCCAGCACTCAGGCAGGCGAACTTGCGCGACACCTTGAAGCTGCGGCGATTGCGGTCGTTCCATGCGTCGTAGAGCGCCCTTTGGGCCAGCGTCGCCGCGACGCCGGCATCGACGGACATGGGCAGATCAAGCGTCGAGTCCATCACCGAATCGGTGACCTGGCGCATCGCCTTCTCTGTGCCGGTCTGGTAGTCGAAGTCCTTGTTGATGTAGCTCACCGACACGCTACGCGGCAGTTCTGCTTCCTGCCCGCGCGTCAGCGGCATGGGGTCGCCCGGCTCGCCGCCGTCTTCTGCGCACCCCAATTCGTCGTAGCCGATCGTCGCGACCGAAACGAGATTGGCGCGGTGGAAGAACTTGATCTTCCCATCCTCTTCCGTCGCGTCGATCGCGAACGCCGTCATCAGCGGCTGGATGTTGGCGCGCGCGCTTGCAGGGTTCGTGAGCGTGTACCCCCAGACGCTGCCGCTAATGTCATCCAGGTCGTACTGATCAGCCGTCAGGCCGGCGCGTGTGCACTGCTCGTCGAGGATGCTCGCGATGCTCGCTGCATTGGGTTGGATGCCTGGTAGGCGGTAGACCATGACCATGCGCGAAGCACTGACGATGTAGATCGCCGCGTCACTCATGCCGATTGAAAGACTGGACGAGGTCAATGCGCCGACGCTGACGGTCCTTCCGGACGCGGAGAAGACGCCGCTCGTCATCTTGTATTCGGCCACCAAGCCGCCAAGATTTGCAGCCCACACGGTCTGGAAATCGTTGTCGGCAATGCCCACCGCTTCTGGAGAGATGTTCACAGCCGAGACGCCATATCCAAGAGCGCCGACTGGCAGGGAAGGCGAGACCGTTCCTTGTCCGATCAGCACTCCGCCCACACCGAGGGCGTACCACTTCGTGATGTCCACCAGCGCAGACGCCGAGGTGAAGACCAACATGGTTTTCTGATCGATAGAAAATACCAAGCCGGTAAGCACTTCACTCGAAGGGGCGGACGGATCGAATGTGACGAAGTCCGGGCCGGCTTCGGTGAGGTATCCCCTCAGTGTCCCGTCGGCAAGATTTCCACGATAGGTTCGAATGTAGAGATCGCCCAGCATGCCGGCCGCGTATGGCCCACCGAAGTCAACCGGCCAGCGATCCGTCTCTGAGCGCGCTTCTGTTGCCCAGTAATCGCCTTCGCCGCTGTAGACGCGCGTCTGCGTGATCGGAGTGGTGGAGTTGACCGTCCACATGCCGACGCGCACCGATGCATTGTTGACTTCGTAGATGACCGGTCGTCCGACGCCAGCGTCGGTGAAGGTTCCCTCGATGGTGCGATCCAGCAGGCTTCGCGGCCCCAGAATGGAAGAAGCCCTGCACAGCTCAAAGGAGAACTGCGGAACCCTCCCGCCTTGGCATTCGATGATGTTCAGGCGCACAGAAACCACACCGCGATACGCCGGAACGTTGCCGACGCCGTGATAGGTCTCTTCGATGTAATCGGGCATCTGGTCTTCGTGCCCTTGATACAGAATCAGGAACGAATACGGGCTCTCCGCTGTCGCCAAAGCCGAGCCGATCGACACGCCGTTGGACACGTCATAGATCAGCTTGCCGTCCTGCCAGATCTTGCGGATGGCGACTTCCGAACCATCGGCAGGCGTGGCGCACAAGACATGCCGCATGTGCACGAAGTACCGATAGCTGGTGTTCTCCGTGCCGCCGCCTTTACCTGCAGAGGTGGTGAACGGGAGTTCGATCTTGTCGGTCGAATCAACCACGTTCCCGCCAGCTCGAACCGTGCCGTAGATGGTCGGAATTCCGATTCCGTAGGTGGAGACGGTGACCTTCTGGTCATCGATCCGCGGGCCTTCGGTCTTGACGGGGCCATCCAGCGCACCGCCGACGACCCCGCCCAGCGTTGCCCGAGTGCGACGTAACTTGCACCACCCGTGAAGTACCCGAGGACCGCCCCGGCGATTGTCCCGAGTGTTCTGTTGTCGCTCATGCTGCTACCTCACGGAATCGAAAGCAGCCGATGACCCGGCATTGCTCCTGCCGCCGCCATGCTTCGTTGAAGGCGGTTTCATCCACCTTGCGCGGGTGCATCGAGCGTGCGTGCAGCAAGGAAAGTCCGCCGTGCGGGTAGGTGCCGAGAATGCCCATGTGACGTGCGACCTTGTATTGCAGGCAGACCACATCACCCGGCTGCATATCCGTCACGCTGACCATGTGCGCTTTGCAGTAGACGAGCATCGCGTCGTCGATCGGAAGGGGCGCGTAGTCCACTGGAAGCTCCGGATTCGGCAGGCCAAGGATGTCGCGCGTGACGATGACCAGACCGATACAGTCCACCGCGTCCCGGCTGCGGCCTTGATGGCGGTAGCGGACACCAATCAACTGGCGAGCGGTTGCTTCCACTTCGGCGCCGGTCACAGGTTGCTCCCTTCGGTGCCGCCGAGGCCGAGCACCTTGTCCGGGCCGGGCACATATGGAAAGCCGCGGAAGTTCAGGATGTTCGCGAACTTCGTCTTGCAGTCCTCGATCACGCGCTTGCGGCATCCGGGAATGACTGTGTAGGTGTCGCCCGCGGCCACGTTGAATGGCATGGGCAGATTCAGCGCAAAAGCTGGCGAGGTGTAGCTGTTGACCTCCATCGAGAAACCGGCATTCGCACCTGTGACCCAAGTGATGACGCCCGCACCGAAGTAGTCGGCTGCATAGCCCGTGGTGGTGGTCGTGAACGCTTGCCGTGACGTGACCACGGCAACCGTGCCCGCAACACGCATGGCTTCGACGTTGACCTTGCAGCGCGCATCGCCGAGGTTGGCTGTGCAGGTCTGGGTGTAGACCTCCCCGACGACTTGCTGTAGGGCTTGTGCAAGCCCGCGCACTTCCGCCTTGAAGGACGACCGGCCAACGCTCACATCGCCGAGCGTGCCAGTCTGCAGGATCATCCAACCTTGCGACAGGTCGCGATAGTTCACCTCGAAGATGAAGACCTGCGCGCCATCCCAAAGCCCGCCGAGGATGTCGGCTTCGGTGGCGAAGTCGGTGTTGAGCGTGCCGTCGATTTCGGAGTTGGGGACCGCGGCGCCGACTTGCTGCTCGAGCGCGGTAGGCGTGACGCCGAGGCGGGAGACGTACAGCTCGCCGTTGACAAGCAAGTCCTTGGCGCAAGTCGTGACGGTGACGATTTCGCCATCGGTGCGGGTGAAGCGCCAGCAGCGCGCGAGCGTGGTCGAGCCGGCCGCCTGCGCTGCGGCCAGAGCGATGGAGCGCGTCTTCATGCTTCGCGGACTTCGATCAGGGGAATGGAGGGCCCGGATACCAGCCGATCGTCGAAGTCGCCCGGGCGCATCAGATCCCACTCGATAGCATCGGTGGCGAACTGCACCGGCGTGTAGAACTCGCCGGTCCAGGTGAGCGCCTCGTCCGGCTGCGGGTACTTGCGCCCCTCACCGCTGATGTTGATCGCCTTCCCGGCCGTATTGGTAGCCAGTGTGTAGATCGACCCCACTATGGCGGTGATTTGATGGCTCTTTGCGTTGAGCAGTGCCGCGTCAGCGCCCGTTATGCCCTGAAGCCAGAGCCGGCCGCCGACCACGAAGCCGGGGATTGCCGTGCCGAGGTTGATGCTGGTTGTCGCACCGACGGTCACGCCAGTAACCGTTCGGGTTGCGTCCGGCACGAACGTGACATAGACCGGTGCAGCGCTGATGGCGATGTTGCCAGCGCTTCCACCCACCACGACCGGCGTGCCGCCCCGCTTCACGGCCGGAGCGCCCTTGGGCCGAGTCACAGCGCGCGCCCGAATGCGGGTGGAGCTGGCGGCCTTCTTCACCTGCCTCAGACCGTACAGCGGGCCACCGTTGCCGAAGCCCGGAGTGCCGAACTCCACGGCCAACATGTACCCTTGGAGGGCGCCGTTCGTTACGACTGAATCCTTCGGGTCTTCGATCAGGAAGCCGTAGGCTCCGGAGTCGGTCACTTCCCAAACGCCTTCGATCTGCTGCCACTTGGCAATCGACATCGCCTTGATGCCAATGGTGTATTCCTGCATCGTCACATCACGCACTACGTTGGCCGAGGCGTATCCACCCTGGTTGACAGTGCGGTCGTTCTGGCGCGTTTGCCGCCCAGAGACTCCAGCGAGCACCACATTCCGCGGAAGGATTACGTCCCCGTAAACGATGATGCTCATGCGTTCCTCTGCGCCCGTTGAATTGCTCGGCTTGCAGCAAGGGCCGCCTGGTCAGTGGTGCCCCGGTCAGTGCCCGATGCAAAGGATTGATTGATACTGACGACAGTTCCGCCGCCTGCCTTGTGGTTGGCAGTGATCTGCGTATTGCGCCCACCGTTCATCAGGTATTGCTTCCCCTGATAGTCCAGCAGCTCAGGGCCGTTCTCATTGACCCGAACCATCTGACCTGGCGCGACGTTTCCGCCAGAGGCTTTGCCGAAGAGTGAGAACAGGCTGGAAAGCAAGCCGCCACTGGACGCGCTGCTGCCGACGTTTCCGGTGCTCTTCAGCAACTCTCCAAGAGGATCGCTTCCGCCGCCTCCCAGTTGGCCGCCGAGAAGGCTGGCAAGAGGCCCAGTGATCTGCTGCTTGATGACGATTCGCGCAACGTCTTTCAGGATGGAATCGACCAGACCTTTGAAGTTGAGCTTGCCGGTCGTCACAAACTCCACGAGAGAGTCTTCCAAGCCCTTGAAGGCACTGCCGACCAGCGATTCCATTTGCTTCGCAGTGTTGGCCGACTCATCCGCATAGTTCTGAAGAGCTTCAGCGGCGCCAGTTGCCCAGTCTTTCGACGCAGCGTCCAGCGATGCGTAGTACGCCTTGTATGACGACAGGGCCTTAGCCTGGAACTCGTTGATGATGCCGAGTTGCGCGTCGAATTGCTTCGCAGCATCAGGCGTGAAGGTGCCAGACAGCTCGGCCTGTGCGCGTTGGTTCTGGAGGTCCTGCCGCTGCTGCCGGTACTTGTCCTCGATCTGCGTGATGCCTTGGTCGAGGCCGCGCGACTTGTTGCCTTTGCCCAGGCCTGCAAGCTCGCGCTCATAACCGCGGTTCGTCGTGTCGAAGAAGTCCTGAGCAGCCTGCTGGGCCGAAAGGATGGCCCCCTTGATCTTGGAGTAAGCAGCCGTCTGCTGGATACCGAGAATCTGCGCCTGCGTGGTCGCGTCCTCTTGCACTTTGGTCAGCTTCGCCTGAGCGTCCGCGATCTTCTTGTTGTTGTCGATGGCGTCCTTGCCCGACAGGTTCTCCTGCTGCAGGCGAGCGATCTGCTTTTGCAGCGCGTCCTCTTGGGCGGTTGAGGTCTGCGCAAGAAGCCGCTGCTTCTCGGCGTAGTACTGCGTTTCGTCCTTCAGGCCAGCCGAGCGCAACGCCTCGAGGATCTTCTCCTGATTGGCGTATTGATTGGTGACTGCTTCCTGCGCGTTCTTGATCGCGTCGAGATCGGAAGCCAGTTGCGCTTTCGCTTCTTGGGCCGCGCTGTTGTCGGTCTTGCCTTTGCCACCGGCCTTCACTGCACCGGAGAAATTGATCTTCGGCTTCTCCGGTGGCTTGCCGTTCACCAGATCGACGCGCCGCGGGTCGGTAGCATTGAATGCCGCGCGCTTGGACGCGGCCAGCGTTTCGTTGTAGGACTGAACAAACGTCTTGGCAGCGGCCTGGCCTGCCTTGCCCATGCCGTTCTCGTCCAGACCGTAGCGCTCGCGGAAGTCAGCACCTGCCTTGCGCGCACCGGAAAGATCAAAGCTCGCAGCCTTGCCGATGATCTCGCCGGCCGTGCCAACGAAGTCGACGATCGCCTTCAACTCACGCGCGCTTTGCGTCACGTAGTCGATCATGCCGGCCAGGGCGCGGCCGGTCGCTTCGGCGAAGGATTGAACGCCCGTGCTATTTCCGAGGCTTGTTGCGGCCTGCTGAACGTTCAGGAACTCCTTTGCCGCGGTCACAAGGACTTCACTCAACGCATTGATCGCTGGCAAAAGGTCCGTGGCAATCGCGCTGGCGTACTGCTTCAGTTGCGATTGAAGAACAGCCTGCTTGTCGAGGTAGTCATCGGCGAGCTTGATCTGCTCGGCGGTCAGGATGTTGGTGCGCCCTCCTTCCGCTTCCAACTCTTTGAAGACGCGCAACTGCTCAGCGCCAGACTTTCCGAAGAGGGCCATTGCGATGGCGACCTTTTCGGTGCCGTCAGCAAAGCCGTTCAGCGAGTTGCCAACCTTCTCGAATTGGTCAGCCGCGCCGAGCTTCTTGAAGTCATCCAGACTGATACCGATGGCTTGAAGCGCAGCCCCGGCCGCCTTGCTTTCATCATCGACTCCGACCAGGTTCTTGGTCAGTTTGTTCATCGCGCCGGCAATGCTTTCGACGCTAATGCCGGCGCCATCTGCGATCGTGGCGAACGAAGCCAGGTTTGCCGCGGTGTCGCCGGTCATTTCGGCCAGGTCCTGGAACTTTCCAGCACCCTCGAGCAGCTTGTTGAAGGCGGCGCTTGCAGCAATCGCGGCTCCGCCAAGCGCCACGATGGCGCCTGTGGATACGAGTGCTGCAGTGCGAATGTTCTCGCCAATCGCTTCACCGAAGCGGCGTGCATCGACCTCAGCTTTACTCAGGCCGCGCGTGTACTCCGCAGCATCGAGCCCGAGCTTGACGACGAGTTGACCGACTGCCATTACTTGCGCCCCTGCCCGAGCTTGCGAACGCCTGCACCTGCAAAGGACGCGATCTCATGCGCTGCGGTGTCGAGCTCTTGTTCCAGGCGCTTGTTGAACATGTCGAAGTCACTCATTCGGGTTTTATTGCCGTTGACCTGCGCCAGAAGGTTTGTCATCTGGATCAGTAGCAGCTCCAGCCTGCGAGGCCAGAGCGGGCCGCGAACCATCCACAGGGATAACTCGCGTTCCGTCATGTCATTGACCGCCGAGAGCGGCCACCCCATCGACTCGGCTAGATCGAGCTTGAATCGGTCGCGGGGGGTGAGACGTTTCCCAGGTCGATCGCCTCGGCCTCAGTGGTTGCGTTCAACTTTTCGACGGCGCCATTGATGACACTGATCGCGCTGAGCGGCAGCCGGTTGATGGCGAACAGGTCTTCTGGGCTTTGCGGATCGAACAGCAACTCACCGCCTTCATCGCAGAGGACGCGAGCGATCGAGCGCGCGGCCTTCAGCTTCGGATCGGTGTCGTCGTTGAAAGACTCGATGTCGCCTACGGTCAGCGGCTTGACATAGACCGTGCCCCAGCCGTCAACCTCGATGGGCGAGGGTTTGGGGTTGGCGGTCGCCAGGATGCGGGCTTTGAGGTCGGCCTTGTTCATTAGGCCGCCAGCACGAAGACTTCACCGGTCAGCTTGAGCTGCGTAGAGCCGGTCCACACGCCTGACACAGCACCCGAGAAGCTGGACTGCTGGACGGAACCGATCATGACGATCGTGCCGCCGCCGTTCGGGAATGTGATGCGAACAGCGACTTCGGTTCCCGCCTTCTTGGCGGCTGCGAATGCAGCCTGGACAGGAGTGTTCGGCGCGAAGTTGTAGTTCAGGGTAAGGGTGCCGCTGTCCGACAGACCCGTCTCGAACTCCTTGGCAGTCGAGCAGATCGTCGTGACTTCAATCTCGTCGGTCGTGCCGTCCTGCTGGTCAACCCCAGTCAGTTCGCAGAACGTTGTGTAGGTCAGCGGTGCAAAGGTGCCGCCGCTGACATAGGGCGTGTACCCGGTGGCGTCGACGCCAGCCAGTTCGAAGTCATCCGTGTCCGGGTTTTCGACTACATAGAGGTTGTCGTTGAGTTCGGTCATGCCAACAACGGCAGCGATGCGCCCGACTGTGCCGAGCGCGAGCCCGTGTGCAGTCGATGCCACCAGCGCCGGATCGGTCTGATCGACGTCCGTGATGGTTTTTGTGGAACCGACTCCGGTGCTCACTTGGAGCGATGAGCCTTGAAACTTCAGACGTTTGCCTGCGGCCATTTGGACCTTCTTTCTTTCGGGAATGAAAAAAGCCGCTCAAAAGCGGCTGGTTGTGATTGCCCAAAGGGCGGAGGGGAAACTTAGGGGGTGGACAGATAGACCACGTAATCGAGGCTCAAGCGGTTAGTCTTCGTCTCTGCGTCGAAGTCATCAAACTCGCCTTCCCAGACATAAAGCGGAAGCAGATCGCGCATCGCCGTGCGAACCGAATCGCCCAAGGTAGCGAAAGCGGTCGGGCCTTTCGACTCAAGATCAACTACATCGATCTGAACTCGGTAATCGGCCGTCTCCGGACCGCCATCCCCGCAGATGTCAAGGTTCGGCGAAGTGCTGACAAAGGTGTAGCGAATAGACGGCCACACAGGCAAGGCCGGGAGTTGCGGGAAGGTGTTGCGGTAGATTCTTGCCTTACCGTCACCACCAGTAACAAGCGCTTTAAGCTTGTTCACAATGACAAGGGCCACATCCGTTTTGTTCGTCATGCGTTGGCCTTCTTAAGCCGAGTCTCTATGCGATCCTTGATGGCTGCGACGGCTCTCTCTTTATTAAGGTCGTAGGCCGGACGAAGAAACGGCTGTGCAGCCATCTTCACGGTTCCGAACTCTATGAAATTCGCGTAGAAAAAGTCTCCGCTTGACACGTAGTTTTCCTTGCGCCCCAAAAGCTTTTTGGCGCGGTAGGTTTTGCCGCCGGATGTAACTGGAGCGATTGGGCCTTGAAGTTCCACAACCGCCGCTCTGGACTTGTTCGTGTATTTCTTCATTTCCCGGGTGGAAACAGTGACGATGTGCTCACTAGTCAGGCCCAAGCTTTCAGCCTTTGGCAACCGCTTTACCACAATGCCTTTTTTTAGTGCGCCGGTCTTTACTGGCGCATTCGCTTTAGCAGCGTCCCGGATCACCACAGCGCCGGCCGCAGTCGCAGCTCGAGCAATGCGGTTCACCATATCTAGGTTCAACGTCTTGAGCCGTTCTCCTAGTTCGCGCAGACCGTCAACCTGAACCGTGACCGACTTAGCCATCGTTCTGCCCCGTCACGCAAACCAGATCGACGTACTCGCGGCCTTGCTGGTCAGGCAACACCTGCTCGAGCTGGTAGACCAAGCCACGGTGCAACAGGCGGCAGGTCTGGTCGATGTCTTCCCTGTAGCGGAGGCGGATCGATGCCTTCGTGGTGCCGACCTGCACTTCATTGCGGATGGCTTCGGCACCTGTCGTGTTGCGGAAGTTCGCCCACAGAGTGGCGAGCAAGACCCACGTCACGATTTCACCGCCGAGCGGGTCGTCCACGATGGTGCGTTTCTCTATCGTCACGCGTCGGTCAAGCGCACCGATGTTCATCAGACACCCAAGCCCGCACGGAGCGGAAACAGCACGTACCCGGAGCCGTTGGGCATCTGCGTTGCCGTGACGCCCGTCACCACGTCCTGCCGGTTTTCGAACAGGTGCCCGAGGATGAGTAGTGCGCCGGCTTCGAAGAGCGGCCAGCGTTCAACATCTTCCTTGCTGATGCCAGCGTAGGTTTCCCAAGCCGCCGTTCGCGCCTGGCGATATGCCTCGCAGGCGTAGTCACGGGCGGCGCAGCGCGCGCCATGGTCTTCGATGGCATCGGCCGCAGTGATCGCGTCGGCATAAGCCGCGCCGGCAGCCGTCAGCGAAGCTGGGACGGCAAGGATCGCAGCACTCAGCGACGCGGCATCGACGAACACGCGCCGATTGATGAATTGGGCAGCCGCCTTTTCGGCTGCGTCGAGCTTGCCCTGCACTTGGTCGTCGGGATAGTCCGACTCCAGACGCAAGTGCGCTTTCGCGGTGGGCAAGTCGATGAGGCTCACTGCTTGGCTTTCTTCACAGTTTTCGCCGCAGGAGCAGGCGCAGCGGCAGGAGCCGCGGCCTCACTGTCTGCGCTGTCTTCCTTCACCGCCACGGCAGCGCCGGAGTCGATGAAGTGCTGGCCCCGAAAGCTGTCCATCAGGACAACCGTCCCGGCGCGCGGGTCTGGCTTATTGAATTTAATCAACATGTTTTTCTCCTTGGATGGAAAAGGCCCGCCGAAGCGGGCCTGTTGCATGGAGCGTGATCGATCAGGCCACGTTGCCGAAGTCGCCGTAAATGAAGGCTTCCGGGCGATACACCGCGAGAGCCAGACGCTCTTCCGCGAGGATAGTGACCATGTTCTTCACGAAGTCGTCTTCGTTTTCGGTTGCAACTTCGACGCGCGCTTCCCAGCGGTCGAACACTTGCGCGCCGAGGCGGAATGCACCGGTCAGAAACTTGTCCACGGCGATTGCTTGCGTCTCGACCACCGGCAGGTTCCACAGGCTGGCGCCGATGCTGCCCTGCGGGTTGCCGATGATGTAGCGACCGGTCGTGTCTTTCAGCAGTTCAATGCGAGCCCAATCGATCGGGTGCATCACGATGCCGGTGGCTGGGTACTCCGCAAGGAACGCCTGCAACATCGCGAGGCGGATGTTGTCGATGTTCGTTTCGGTGCCAGCCGGATCGAAAGGAGCCGAGAACGCCGTTGCCTGCGGGATGATGCCCAGCAGGTTTGCGCCGGTGCCGTTGCCGTTGAGCAGTTGCAGCTCTTCGGCAAAGCGAAGACCGTAGCGAAGGCGGCCGTCGATCATGCTTGCCAGCTGCGAGGCATCGTCCAAGATCTGGCGCGAGGCCTTCACGAAGTGAGCGATGACCTTGGCGCCGGTCTGGATCAGGTCGTACTTCAGCGTCGACTCGGGCTTCTTCGCCGCCTCTGCCACGGTAGCCGCGTTGTTCGTGAAGCCGGTTTCCTTCACGTACTCCAGCGTGTTGCCATCCATGCGGCCGGGCGTGATGAGGTCACGAACGGTCATGCGGCGCTCAGGCGGGGTGATGACTCCACCGATGCGCGTCGGGCTGACGTTGTCGCCAGCCGAGCCGTCAGCGTCGGTGGTGAGCGACGTGATCGCAGCCTTGATGGTCATGTCAACGCGACCACGCGGGCGGGTCTGGCCGGCGAAGGCCTTCCACTGGTCGGTGCCGACAAACTGCTCGCCAAGCGACTGGTGCTGAACATCGCCGCCTGCGCCGTTGGCTTCGATCTTCGCCAGGGCTTGCTCTGCGTTTTGCAGGCTAGCTTGCAGTTCGCCGTGCTTCAACAGCAGGCCGTCCACCTTGGCGACGACTTCCTTGTTTTGCTCGGAGTTTTTGGCGAAGACCTCGGCTTGTGCCTTGATCTGGTCGCTGACTTTCGTCAGGCTGGAGTTGATGACTTCTACGTCTTTTTCGATGGACATGATGTACCTCTGGAGTGTTTAAGTAGCGGAAAGGAGAGATGCGGCGAGAGCCGCGGTGCTGCTGAAAGAATCGGGCGCGAGCTCGATTCGTCCGGTGGGATCACCCTCACCGCTGCCAGCCGGATCACCCGCACTGGACTTGATTTCACTGATAAGGCGCATGGCCTCGGACTTCGGCATACCGCTCGCACGCAGACCCGCTTCGATGCGGCGCGCTGCAGACGCGGTGGCTTTGCCCGAGCCCTTTTCAATCTGGTCGGATGGAAGCAGTTCATCGGCGAACCCGCCTTCGACAGCAGCCTCGCCGCCGATCCATGTTTCCGAGTCCATCAACTTCGCCATTGCCTTGGATTCGGCGCCGGTACGGGCGGCATAAATGCTCGCCATGGCATCGTCGAAAGGCTTGAGCGTGTCGGCGACTTCGGTCAGGTCGTTGCGGTTGCCGATCGCCATCACCCAGGCGTTGTGGATCATGAGAAAGCCGGCGCGTGCAATCTGCACCTTGTCGCCAGCCATTGCGATGACCGAGGCGGCCGATGCAGCCAAGCCGAGCACCTTCACGGTGACTTCGCCGTCATGCTCGCGCAAGAGGTTGTAGATCGCCAGGCCTTCGAACATGTCGCCGCCTGGGCTGTTCACGTTCACGGTGACCGGGCCTTTGCCCATCGCGCGCAAGGCACTCGCCACGCGCTTCGCAGTGACTCCCTCGCCGCTCCAGTAGTCGTATCCGATGACGTCATAGACGCTGATGGACCGATCCACTTCGCTGTCTGCCGCTGCCGCCCGAACGCCCGAATTCCATCGGTCCAGCGCGCGGGGTTGAACCTGGCTGCTGACGCCCGCGCAGGGGCGACCCTCCGGCGCACCCGGAAGTGATTTGATAGTCATCGGTCAGTCCTTCTTTTCGTCGGAAAAGCCCAGGAGCGCGCGCAAAGCGGCTCGGGCCTGGATCACCTCTGTGGGCGCACCGATTGCGTCCAAGGTGGTCATGGCGGCTTGCACGGTCAAGACCGCTGCATTGCCGCCCATGGGTTCTCTGTCTTCAAGTTCGCGGATTTCGTCTCGGCTCAAGATGCCGTTGTTGACCATCGCGCCATAGAACGCGGCGCGGCCTGCGCTGTCTGCGCGCAACAAGCCTTCGACCGCGAATTTCGGGTAGTAGCGCGTCCGTTCCGCAGGTGTCAGCAAATCCTTGCTGATGGCTTGTTCGATACGCTTGAGCCAAGGGCCAAGAGTGAACGTCAGGAAGCCGATCATCTGTTGTTCGATACCCGTCCCCCAGCTCGTGGACTTCTCGGTGTGGCCGACCATCCAAGGCGGCACCCGAAACCAGCGGCAGATCGCTTCCACAGAAAAAGAGCGCGACTCGAGCAGCTGGGCATCGGAGGGCTTGATGCCCAGCGTTCCGACATCGGTCCCGCCTTCCAGCAGGGGGGCCTCACCGCGTTCGATAGTGCCCAGCAGATTGCGCTTGAACTCCGCGCGCTGTTCGGGCTTCAGGAACGCGGTCATCTTGTAGTAGATGGTCTGCAGCATCCCGTTCTTGAACGTCTTAGCCGCGGCCTTCTCTGCTGCTATGGCGCTACCGAAGACCTTGGCGCCGTAGCTCACTACGGAGACGCCATTGATGCCGTCGAGCGTGAACCCTGGAATCATCCAGATGCGGTCCTCCGGGATCTGGCGCATCACACCGTTTGATCGCGGGTAGTTGTAGACCTTCCGCCCGCTGCCGTTGCGATTCACCACCAACTTGTCCGGGTCCAAGAAAACCAGCCCAACAAGCTTCGAGCCAACATAGAGTTTCTCGGCACGGCCGGCGCCGCGGAGCAGCATCGCAGCGACCATCGCTTCCCAGAAGACGGAAGCGGTCGAGTCGGCGTTCGGCTGGTCATGAATGACGAACTGAAGCGCGTGCTGGCTGGCAAGCTTCTTGCCGGTGGTCGTCTTCTCGTACATCGACAGCGGAAGCGTGGCAATGGTTTCGGAGATCAGGCGCACGCACGACCAGACCGCATCCACCTGCATCACCGTGCGCGGCGTGACGGCAACGCCCGTCTCCACATCGTTTACGCGGTCGTACAGCTCGGAATCGCGCAGCGAAAACGAACGCACCCAGCCGTCGATAGCTGCGCGGACGCGGCTCACGACGCCTTTGGGTTTGTTGATCTTCATGCGCGTCCTGAAATCATGGGGTTACTGAGCCAGTCACTGAGACTGCCCTCTTCGTTTGCGGCGCTCGGCATCACGCCAATCGCCATTGCCAAGGCCACCATGCCGTCAATGCGACCGGTTTCCTTGCCTTTGATGAACTTCCGGTTCTCTGCCGGGTCGGTTTGCACGGTCGCATTCGCCGCGCACATGGTCAGCACCGGGTGATTCCCGTGCTTCAGTTTCTTGCCGAGCAGCATCGACTCGAGCGAGCGGATGGCCGGCGACATGCTGGCGAAGCCCTGGCCGAAGTCGATGAAGCGTGCCAACTCTTCTTCGGTGAAGCCGGCCTTCACAAGCCACGGCTTCAGGAACCGCATGTTGTAGCGGTCGAAGGCCAGAGCACGGACGTTGCAGCGATCGAAGACGCCGCGCAGGTGCTCTGCGATGAACTCGTACTCGATCGAGCCGCCTGGCGTTGTTTGCAGCAACCCTTGCGAAGCCCAGAGGTCATATGGCACGCGGTCATTTCGCGATTTCTCGGCCAATCCGTCCTCCGGCAGCCAGAAGGTGGGTTGCACATCACCCTCTTTCGTCGCCAAAACAAGTGCGGTCAGGTCCGAAACGCTTGACAAATCAAGCCCGCCGAACACTTCCTGGCCGTCCAAATCCTCCGGCTGTGCCCCGTTTTGCTGCCAGATCGCACGCGCAATGAAGGGGTTTCGTGCCTCGACGCGCTGATTCAGGATCAGATTTCGGTACGAAGACTCCCGGCTCGGCATGCGCTTCGCATCGCTGGCCTGTCTTGCGACCTCTTCCTTGTTCATGAAGTCATCGAAGTGCGGGTTCGCAGCCCGGATGGCTTTCTCGCTGAACGGGTCCATGTCCAGCGGTGCCGTGCACAGCTCGACTTTGTTTCTCGGCTCTGCGCCGGTCAAAGCGTCGTCGATCAGCAGGCTCAACAGGTCGGCATCGGTTGGCGCCTGCGTGCTGATCACGATGGAGAGCGGTTGCTCCTGGGCTGCAGACGCCGTTTCCAGCGCTTCGTACAACTCAGACCGCGGGCCTTTGACCTGGCCGAGCTCGTCGTGCACCACGAAGACGGGCGACAACCCGTAGGCGGTCGACGCATCAGCACTCAGCGCGCGATACAGCGTGCCCAGGTCAGGGCAGAAGAGCTGCTTCCCGCTGTCCCGTATCGTCACGACACCTGACAGATCAGGCGACATGCGGACCACCTTCGCGGCCAGCGAGAACAGGATTGCCGCCTGCTCCCTCGATTGCGCCGCGCTGTAGAGCTGGCTGTTCGGCCGAGCCTCGGGGCCGCACAAGTGCAGCAGCAGGAGGAAGGACGCGAGTGCCGTCTTGGCATTCTTGCGCGCCATCGACAGGATGAACGTGCGCGTCGGCGTGTCGTAGATCCGCTTGATCCACTTGCGCTGGTGCTTGGTCAGGACAACCTTCTTGCCTACGAACTTGCCTTCAGGGATGCGGCAGAAAGATTCAATCCACTGGATGTTCGTGTCGCCGCGCTTCACGCCGGCAGTTCCCATGGCTTGCGCTCTTTCGACGCCCCGCCCTTCAGCGTTCGTGCAACTGTCTGTTGATCGATGGCCTGGCGGGTGATGCGAAGCCGAGTAGCCAATGACGATGCCGCCCGGCTCTCTCGCTCCGCCATCCCGAGCAATCGGTCGTAGCGCTTCAACCCTTCGTCATCAGCCATCCAGGCGCGGTCGAAGTTCGCCAGCTCGTCCGCTATCACCCGGGCCTGCACCACATGCCGGCAATACAGCTCAAGCAGCGGCGCATGCGTGGCAGTGAATGCCTCGGCCGGCTGGTCGTTGACCATTTCAAGCCAGACGGTGCGCTCGGCATCGCTGATGTGGACCGCAGGAGCTAGTCTTTTGACAAAACTGATAGGCGCAGCAACCCCAGCAACTTCCATCGAAGCCGCTGATTTCCTGCCGCGTTGCGCCATTTACGTTAGTGCTCGTTTACTTTTTTGGTTAGCTTTAGGACAGGAAGGGATGGGCGGCGGTTTCCATGGGGGTGCTCCCAGAGTTCCAACCCGCCCCCCCCCGTTGTTTCTACGCAACGTCTCGCATATACAACGTATCATTTATACAACGTTGTGTGTGCGCAACGCACCGTCTTGGTGCGCATAGACGTAAATGAGATCGGTTCTCATAGGGGCCAGCCATCGGCACCGACTCCGCGCCTCTCCGTCCATCCCATGTCCTGTGCAGTCTTCTTGCGATGACAGCCTTCAGGACCGTTGCAGAGCACCTGAGTGTTCTCTTCTGTGTCGTCGCCCTTGCCGCCGTCTGCCTTCAGCGCCTCTCTGTGATCGAGGTCAAAGCCTGATGGGTAGGCGGTGAGGCGCCCGCACATTGCGCATCGAGGATTGGAACTCCACACCCTAAGCCGCCGTTTCTGGAGCTTCCGGCCACGTATGCGGCCATCGGTGTTGTCGTAGCGAGCGGTCATGCCCGATAGCGTTCGTCCTGCATCGCAGGCAAGTAGCGCCTCACGTTGTCCCCGAGCGTTGTTACCTCGATCATGTCGACCGAGCGAGCCATGGGTTCGGATGCTTGGGGTGCACCACAGTTGATGCATACGGCCTTCACCGGTTCGGTACGGCAATAGGCACATACCGGTGAATATCGTCTTGGCCGCGGTGGCACTGGTTGCGTCAGCATCACCATCTCTGCTCCTTGGTGTAGGCCCATCCATCACGCGCATGCGCTGGGCTACTGGGGTGCACTCCCCGCCATTGGGTCAGTGCGTACCCTGGAAAGCGTTGGCGTTACGCTGGCTGAATGTGTTGGCGGGGCCGTCCACTACGAGCAACTGGTGCATGTGTGATTGGTTAGACGCCCGCCGAACGAGAAAACCCGCCGAGCCTTGCGACTGAGCGGGTTGATAAATTCTGGAGGCAACTTCTCCCTCCGAGAACCGAATGTATCGAAAAATCAGGAAGTGTCAAGCATCATCTGTATCGGCGACATTCACATCACCGCGAGATTGCCACGCCATCGCCTGCGCTGGTGCCTGCCGATACTCGCGCTGGCTGCTGTAGCGCCTAGGGGTATGCCGCACCTTCGCCTCCATCGCCTGCTCGTGTTTGTTCTCCCGGTTGGTAGCGATGCGGACATTGCCGGGCGTGTAGCCTCCCTCATCGTGGAGCCGGCACATGCACATCTCCCGCGATCCGCGGCCACGCTTTTCCCAGTGCGGCTCCCACAGTTCCCACCACTGCGCATAGGAGAGCGTGAATGCCAAGCCTCGGGCGGCAGCGCCGGCCTTGTGCTGCTTGTAGCGGCCTTCCGGTGACTTCGGGTCGATCATGGTTGCTCCTTTGCCTTGTCGATCTGCTTTGCCAGCCACTCAGAACCCAGCCGCTTGAGCTTCTCCCATCGCGCATCGGTGAGGCGCACACTGCGCGGCTTGGTTTGGTCCTCGGGTGCGTTTGGCTTCCTGCCTTGGCCTCGGTCAGCAGGTTGACGGGTCATGACATTTTCAGGATGGTGGCAATGCTCGCCATGAAGTGACTGGCGCGCTCTGGTGTTTGGGCGCCGCGCTTCCAGGCTTTTACGGCTTTTCGCACCCGATCCAAAGCCTTGAATTCCATCTGATCGGCATGGCAGTAGTCGCACATCACAACGCAGTCGATCACGTTTTCATTTCCCGGGACCCCGCCCCGGTCGCCGTTGCAAATCTTGCAGGCGTCGCGCGCATACGTCCTTCCCACGCCCTGAAGTTTGCGATCCACCATTGGTGACGACCAATCGTCTTTTGGAGCGAGCTTCGCGCATCCGGGATGGTGATGCGTGCCAAGCATGGAGCCGCAATCTGGGCAGATGATGTTGTCATTGTTCATTGCGTTCGTTCCTCTTCGGCTTTCACCGTTTGTTCAAATTGCTCGTCGGTCATGTCCGTGCAATCAAGGTCACCAGTCTCAACCGCGTTTGGATGAATCCATGTGTAGCCAAGGCGCGCCCGACGGACGAACCTGAAGCCTTCTTCACGGAGGCTCACAAAAGGCCCTTAGGCCTTGGCGCGAAGCGCGTCATAGATCTGGCCGGCCATCGTTTTATAGCTACCTTCTCCCAGCACCGATTCGATTGCGTCCCGCACATCCATTCCGGATTGAACCAAGGTGCCGATGACAACCGTGAGCACGGTGTTCTTATCGGAGGTGCTCAGGAGGGCAGCGACTTGATTCAGGGTGGAGTTTGCGATCATGGTGTGCTTTCGGTTGGTATGTGTTTATTGTAATACCGAAAACAAGCAGCGCAAGCTGTTTCTTGTACTACTTCAATCAATCCGACGAACGGTAGTTTGGTCACATAACGCCAGCGCTCATGAGGCGGCGAATGAGGTGGTTCCGCGCCTCTTGCACGATCACGCCACGCTCCAGCGGATCACGGGGCAGCCGCGGACTGAGCCACACGCTGCGGCCGGTGCTGAGGTTCCGGGCCAGCACGTACAGCGCCGATCGGTGAGGGTCGCGCATCTCGCTCACCTGGAAGTCGACCGCCTCCATCATCTTCCCCTGCAAGTCGTCCTCGATTACGTCGCTGGTGCTGTCCCATCCCTTCCCGCTCTTGGCGTTGCGGAACATGGGGTCAGCGCCACACACAGGCACAGGCGAATAGCTGCGTGCCCACGAGTGCCAGCGGCTCAGGAGGTCGTCAAGAATCGCGGCGGAATCGTTCTTCATGGTCTTTCCTTCGTGGATCTTGTAGGGGATGCGGAGCATCAGAGGCTCTCCATTTCGATCTGCACTTCGCCGATGGCCAGTTCTCGGCGAACCGATGAAAACGTTGAGCAGTCCACGAAGCGGACAGAAACGCTAAACGGGCTGATTCCCGTCCGCCGCTGAAGCGTTTGAAGGATTTCCCGAATCGCTTCTTCGGCCACCTTCTTTTCCTGACGGGCCTCTTCAAGCGTCATGCCTTCGCCCCTTTGGAGTGGTATTGCTCGATTACTACCTCGGCAACACCGGGCGGATACAGGCTGGCTTCCCGGCGCGCGGCACGCAGTGCATTGCCGCGGCTGTCGAACGCCTCCTGGCTGCCGCCAACGGTTTGGCCGTTGCGCGGCGCGATCAGGCGCCAGCGCCACCAGAACTCGCCGTCTACTGGCTTCAGCGTGCCGGGGAAGTGCTTGGGCGACTTGTAGACCTGAAAGACGCGTTGCGGTTTCATGGCTGTTCCTTCTGAAGTTGCTTAGTGCGCTGGATGAAGTCGGCGCGGATGGCTTTAAGGTCATCGACCGAGTAGTGGCGCGGCGCGTTGTCGGCCTCGATGGCTTCGACGAATGCCAACCCGTAACGCTCGACCAGCCGGATGCGGTACTCAACGGCGTTGCTGTGCTTGTGCAGATTGCACTGGATGCACTGGCCGTGGATGTTTCGCGGGTCGAGCGCCAGGTGCTTCGCTGCGCCGCGGCTGCGGTAGTGGCCGGCCTGGAAGTCAGGCGCCCACGGGGCCGGGCAGGAAACACACGACAAACCAGCGTCACGCAGGCGGATGAAGGCGTTGACAGCCTTCTGTGCGTCGGCGTACCAGTCGGCAAGATCCTTCTGCGAAGCCCTTCGCTTCTTGATCTCGACGCGCTCGATGCGGGCCTTGGCGAGCTCATCCTTCTTTCGGGCGATCGCCTTCTTGCCGTTTTGTTTCTCCAGCCAAGGCGCAATGCACTCGTCATGTATTACGTGCCTCGCAAACTCTTCCGGCATGCGGATGCGGCAGTGCTTGCAGCGGTTGGGCTTGGTGCTGCGGGCGATCATGCAACTTCCAAAATCAGGCCGCGCTGCGCTGTGCGGGTGTTCTGCATGGCTTCACATAGAGGATTGAGTTCGCAGCCGGCCCACTGGCGCCCAAGCTGTTCGGCGGCAATCCCTGTGGACCCGCTGCCCAGGAATGGGTCGATAACGATGCCGCCAACTGGAACCGAGTAGCGAATCAGCGGCGCCAAAATGCCGAGCGGCTTCTGTGTCGGGTGAACTGCGGTGCCGTGCTCATTCGAGACTTGAAGCACGCTGCGCTGAAGCTTCGGCCCTCCGTCGTGACTGACATAGTGACCGGCTTCTATGTGTCCGGTATGGGTCGGCCGCGTCTTGCGGCGCACCGTCTTGGCATTCGCGTCCATGGTGACTTGAGCCTCATGAAAAACTTCGCCCCATGCTCCTCGGTAGAACTGGATCGCATGCTCATGGACACGGCGAAATCGGTCGGCGTGAAAGCCTGTGCCGTTCTGCTTTTCCCAGACGATGTCCTGGGCGTACTTGAAGCCCGCGGCCTCCATCTCCCCAAAGATGGTCGACAGGTAGCGCATTGAACCGAACACCCAAACCGATGCAGCCGGCTTCAGGACACGGGACACCTCAGTCATCCAGCCTTCGCAGCGGCGATCCCATTCCAGCGACGTGTCTCCGTAGGGCGGATCGGTGACGCATGCGTCAGCGATGCCGGACGGCCATGCGGTCATGACTTCCCGACAGTCTCCGAAGTGGCATCGATCAAGCCAATCGTTCATGCAGCCTCCCCCACTTTGCAGATCGCTGCGGCAATCAGCAGCACAACTGCTATCACCCATGCGGAGCGATTTGAGATGTGCGGAGCGAGATAAATGGTCGCGGCTAAGGTGAAATACTCCGATGCGGTCATGCTTCCACCTCATGCATCGCCATAAATGCGACGGCGTATTCGATGAGACTGGATCCCCGCGACTTACTCATCAGCGCAGTCGATTCGCGGACATTGACGAACTCGCCCTCGATGCCCGGGACGATTTCGCCGCCCTCTTTCGTGGCTACAGCGTGGCCCGACACCAGCAGCACCTTCCAGGCGGCAGCGTCGCGAGGCTTGCCAGCCCATTCAATGCCTGCTTTGGCGAGGTCCGAGCAGATGGCGTGGAACTTGGCGTTCTGATCGCTGTTGCGGTTTGGCTCGGCGATGGTCACGGTCTGCCCCTCTGGCGCTTCGACCACAGCAGCGACAGCACGGCGGCGTGCTTCGGCGTGAACAAGGCGGAATATGCGCTTGCTCATCGCGGCACCTGCCCGTGGAAATAGACCATCGGCTGCGCTTCAAGCTCATCGGCGTTCACATGGAACGGCGGAGAGCACCAATCCCACGCCGGATCGAGGTAGCAGACACGCGGCAGCGGACCGCCTTCGACGCAGATCACTCTGCAGCCTCGCCAGTCGTAGAGATGGCCTTGCTGCGCATAGCTTGTTGCAGCAACTGCGGGAGTTCCGCGTGCTCCGGGTCCTGCGCGATCTCCTTCGCTCGATCCCATGCCCATGCCTTCACATTGGCCGTGAATGGCGGTGCCAGCATCTTCAATAGATGCGCCAGGTGATCGGATGTGGTCATGCATTGCGCGCCTTTCTCACCCACGCATACACGGTGGTGACGTGCACGCCGATCTCATGCGCGATAGCGATTGGCTTTTCGCCATTGATGACGCGTTGCGCCACAACATGGGCTCGCAACTTTCTGGCTTCGTGGGAAAAGCAATCCGTACTCATGCCCGCGCTCCCAGACCCGCGAATGGGCTTCCGGTTTCAAGCCAGCGCCGGCCTTGAACAATGTCTGCAACCATCGAAGCAGACACGCCTGTGATGCGCGAGATTTCAGCGCGGGTAACGGACTCCGACCGCAATGAGCGAACTTGGCGGGCCTTTTCGATATTGTTCACGGTAGCCGAGCGGCGGCGTGCAGCCATGGTGAGCGCGATCTTGGTGGCGTTGTGGTGCTTGGCTTCACCGACCTTTGCGCGATGTTTGCCCCACTCCTTGCGCGTGCCTACGGCCAGGTGATCGAGCAGGACGCATGCGTTGTTGCAGCACTTTCGATAGACCAACTTGCCTTCTGGCACTGGGCCATTGGCGTCTTGCCACAACGAACGAGGCACTGCGTAGTTGTCTGTGCGCGCCTTCTTGACGTTGCGCGCCTTGACGATCGGCATCGAGCCCTTGCAGCCGAAGAAGCCTTGCCATTCGAGGCATTCACCCACTTCAATGGCTTCAGCCATGCCTTGCGTCAACTTGTCGGCTTTCGACGCCGCCCGGAAATTTCCTTTGTTGCTCACGATGATCCTTATCAATAGAGACGCGAATCAGCAGAGCTGGCCGCGTTGATTTGCGAAAACCAGCGGGTCTTTAGCGCCCTTGGATTGATTGCACGACGGGCAAAGCAACTGCAAATTCAGCCGGTCGTTAGAGCCGCCACGGGCCAACGCCATGACGTGATCGACGTGATAGCCATTGCGCAGAGAGTCGCGGCACACCGGGCATTTCGATTTCTGAAGCCGAAGCAACGACTGAACGTCAGCCGATGTGTATGCACCACCGGCGCCAAGCTTCGTCGCGCGGCGCTTTGCGTCGTGAGCACGTCTAGCCACGGGATCCTGTCTCCGCTTCTCCATGATCTTTTCCTTGTTGGCTGCGTAATACGCGGCGTTCGCCTTCCGAAGCGGCTCAGGGTCGATGACGTTGAGTGCAGCCCTCCGAGCGTTCGACGCCAGCACCGCAGGCGGCGTGTCGTTGCGCTTGGCGTTGTTGCGAAAGTCGGACGCCTTTTTCTTGTCCGGGTTTGCTGCAACCCATCGGGCCTTTCTTGCCGTCTCGCTTGCCCGCTGCTCTGCTTCTGTCTTCATAGATACCTCTGTATGAATCAACCCGAAAACCTTGATACCTGGTCTGGTGGGACGACCCAGCCCTTCCTGGGTGAGCCTTCACATGTGTTCCTGTTCCGGAGCCGCATGACCCGCCAGACGTTCGATGCAAGGGCTCTGGCTTCGCCACCCTTTCCCCTGTTTCAGCACCTATCCAACAGTTGGGGACTCACCCTGCGCCGCTGTTGTTAATCCGATCCAACCAGCGCAGTGAAAAAGCAGTTCACTACTACGGCACGGCCATTGCCTCGCGCAACGTGCGTGTGAGTCCCTGCGACACGGCGAAGACGCCGAGCCGTTGGTGCGTGTCGTTGAAGTCCTCGCCGACGCGATCGCTCATCCAGTAAGGCCAGCCGATTTCGCGGGCGACTCGTTCGCCTGTCCCGCTTGCGTCGTTGTCGGCCAGCACGATTCCGCGAGGCAGAGCGGCGGCAATCTTTTTCATGTTTCCAGCGCTGAAGCACACATGCAACGTGTAAGGGCGCTTCAAGTTCTTCAATGCAAGGCGCGCGCTCAGAGCGGTCGCGTAGCCCTCGCAGACGATGTGCGGACCTTTGTTCGCGAAGACGAACTCAGCGCAGCCGGAGCGCTGGCCGTGCAGGAATTTCTTCTCGCCGGCCTCGGTGATCTTTTGGCACCCAACCAAAACGCCGTCGATGAACATAGGGATGATTGCGAGCGGGCCAGCATCTGTCTTCCAGACGTTCACGGCCTCATCAGGGAAGCCCTTGGACGCCGTGTAGGCGTGAGTGGCTCGCTGGCATTCGGAAAGGATTTGAGCGGCCTGTGCGGCTGCGTTGGCGTTGTTGCGTGCCGTCTCGCGCGCTGCGTCTCTTGCGATGCGCTGCACCTCTTGGTGCGCAACAGCCGACTCGCCTTCAGCGCGCCACGAACTGACGTCTTGCATGGTCGCGTGGTTCTGCACGAAGCCGTGGTCGCCCATGAACTTCACGGCGCCATTTCGATGACCCGGCTTATCGGTGGTCTTGTAGCGCTTCCATGCGCCCACGGTTGGCAGGCTGTCGATGATGACGCCATGCGCGCGGCAGAAGTCGATGAACGTCATGCCGCCTCCTTCTGCTTGCCCTTGGCCTTGCGGATGAAGTTGGACTTGATCCAGCGGCGCACTTCTGGCGATGGCTCTGCGGGGTCTGGCAATCCGCCCTTCGGCAATTGGCCGAACTTGTCCTCGAACAGGTATGCAGCCCAGCCGGGCTTGCGGTTCTTCTCGATGGCGAACCCGACGAACTGAGAAAGCCATTCCTGCTTCTTTTGCTTCTCTGCGTTGGCGGCAAGCTCTTGCAGTTCGCCAGGAACCGCCGTGATGTCGGTGCGGCGGGCACGAACGAATCCGCAGCATGGGCAGGTATCAGCGCCACCCGGCCACACATGCGCGCAGGCTGGGCACTTGGCGGCCTCTTTTTCGTTCTGCGTCAGCTCCTTCTTTGTCTTTTCGCGACCGTCGTCCAGCTCGTTGATACCGTTATCGAAAACGTCATCCCAATCGTCTTGGAAGCGCAGGTAGTTGCCGGAGTGATCGAGCCACAGAGCAAACTCTTTGCCAGGATGCGAGCGCATCACGCGGCCCATTTGCTGGATGTGCGATGACAGCGACTTGCTGAACGGACGGGCGGATATGCCGATCATCACGTCCGACACGTCGAAGCCCTTGGTCAGGATGTCGGTCGCAATCAGGCCGTGAATCGTCGTCTCGGCTTTCGAGAATTCGGCGATGGCGTCGGCCTTGAATTGGTCGTCGTCGTTGTACGACAGGCTGACAAAGTTGTAGCCAGCCGCGGCGAACTGTTGGGCCAAGTCGGCACCGTGAGCAACGCCGGAGCAGAAGACAACGGTCTTGCGTGGCCCGCCGAACACCTCATGCGTCTTCTTGACCCATTCGGCAACGATGTCGCCTGTGATCTTCATCCCGCGCGTGGTGACCTCATCCTGTGCCCACTCGCCGGCTACCTTCTTGGCGCCAGTCATGTCGATCTCTTTGGCGATGAAGACGCGCAGCGGTGCGAGCCTGCCGAGACGGACCAATTCAGCGGTAGTGACGCTGGACACGACGTTGGTGTACGTCGCGCCCAAGCCCTTTGTGAAGGGCGTAGCGGTCAACCCGACAACCCTCACATCGGGATTGTTCTTGATGAAGTGCTTCATCATTTCGCGGGTCTGGTGCGCTTCATCGACGATGAGCAACTTCAGGCCAGGGAAGTGGCCGCGCTTCTCGAGCGTCTGCGCGCTGCAAATCTGGATCGGCTCATAAGGGCGATAGCGCCAATGGCCCGACTGGATGACGCCGTGATCGATGCCGTACTTCTGAAGGCGCGCGCTGGTCTGGTCGCACAACACGATACGGTCCAGCACCATCGCAGAGCGGTTGCCTTTGACGCGAGTCGCTTCAAGCAACGCAATCGCCATTTCGGTTTTGCCTGCGCCGGTCGGGGCGACAAGAATCTGCGATCGATGGCCACTAGCAAAACCCGCCCGTAGTTGGGCGAGGATGCCTTCCTGGTACGAGTAAAGCTGGAGGCTCATGCAGTCGCCCTCGCCCGCTTCAATTCCTTCTCGTTCATCTTGATCTGCTTGCGCAGTTGCGATGCCTCGGATTGGTAGTGATCGCGGGAAGAACGAAGGGCCGCGTTTTCTGCCGTGAGTGTCTTCAGTTGCTGGCGCAGGTCGGCGATGGTGTCGGCCGCTTCCTGCTTTTCTTCTTCCGTCGCGTCCATAAGGCCGACAGCCAACCGCGCGCGCAATTCATCGTTCTCCTGAGACAGGATCACGATGGCGTTTTCTTCCTCGTTTTGCTCGAAATCAGGCTCGTCGGCCGGTCCAGGTTTTTCGCTCGCCTCAGAGGGAAATTCGACGGCCGAAGGCTCCTTTTCCTTAGAGTTATCCACAGGGGTGGGGGTGATAACGGTTATCACTTTTTCGACTTCAGCGGGCTTGCGCAACGCCGACACGAATGGCTGCGAGACTCCGCATTGCTTCGCAATGTCGCGGTCGCTCCAGGTACTCCACTCCTTGTCGTCCAGCATCGTCTTCACCGACCGGCGCTTATCCTCATTTGAGCGGCGCAGGCCATGCGTTGAGTTCGCGCCCACAGAGAACAGCACGGCATCGCGCTTGCTGCCTTCGCGCACTTCAGCATTGATGCTGGCCTTGCGTGCGGCCTTGTGCGCGAAGTAGCGATGGAAGCCATCGGCCAGCCAATGCGCGGAGCCGTCGAAGAAGACGACGACAGCCGGCAACTTCACGCCATCGCGCAATGCGTCGGCGTATTCGGTAACGACTGCTTCATTCAGCGCGGCGCGTGTTTGCGTGCCGCCGTCGATGCTGATACGTGTGAGGTCCATCAATGCCATATCAGTTCGCTTTCGCCTTGGCGGCTTCAATCAGGGCGTGGCCGAGTTCGATTGCTTCCTCTGCGGAAAGCGATTTCGTGATGGCGGCGATCTCGTCGCCAGTCAGGCCGTGCTCAACTGACGTAGCCAACAGCAGCACCTTGTCGTCTTGCCACGTCACATGGCAGGGATGGAACGGGTTCATTTGTGATCCGGTGTATGGGAGTCGTAGCGATCAATCCAAAGCGCCAGCCGCACTGACCGCAGGCGGAAAACGCTGGCGATGAAGCGGATCGCGCGCATCAGATGCCGCCTCGCTTGATGGAATCGTTCTTTGCCGCGTTCGCTGCACCCTTGGCGCGGCCGACGACAGTGATGCAGCGCGAGTGATAGGGGTCAACCAGTCCGACATGCAGCTCAGTGCGCTGCGGATTTCGGTTGTTTGTGGTCTGACGCGGTGCATCACGCCAGTTGAAGGGCGAGATGCCGGCCAGGCTGGGTGCGTTGAGGCTCATGCTGCGATTGCTCGTGTAGCCGTGATTTCCTCGAGCACCGTCAGACGTGACCGGGCGGCGACCCACTGGCTAACCAGCGTGTTGCCCACCACCGCCTCAAAGCGTGCAATCGCATCAGCAGGCAGATCGCGCCGGCTGGGCTTGTCGTCTTCGTGGAGGTAGTCGGTGACGTGCTGCGGGTAGAGATTGGCTTCAGCGGCAAGCTGGGTGCGCGTCATGAAATGAACGCGCTTCAACTGCCAGGAGATCCGCACCGCTTGCCGGTACGTCTTCGCCAACCTCACCCACTGTTCAGGTGCAATGCTGGGGGCGTCGATGCGCCCCATCAGCGGGAATTCACGGGAATCCATCAGTGGCCTTGATAGAAAGAATTCAACGTCTAACCAGTTGCCTAACCGGTTGGCTCGGCTCAAAAAATAGAGGCCATGACGACGCGAAAAATCACAACCTTTCGGATATGCCCAGCCAGCCGTACCGGCGCCTTGGGAGGCACCCCGCCGACGCTCGGCGAGACTGGTGGACACATCCGGAAGGGCGCGCATGGCTTAGACCTTTGCTTCCACCAACTCGGGCCAGATCGCTTGCCAGTCGTCGGGACGCAAGTCGCGCCGGGAAACCGCTCCGTCGGTTGCCTTCTCGATAGCCACAGCGCGCTCTGGGGAAACCGAGCGATTGCCAGAAGCCATCTGCGACAGGTAAGAAGCCGGAATGCTCAGAGCCGCCGCAAGGGCGACTCCGTTGCCACGGCCAGAATCGAAGTAGGTTTTGAGGTCCATGTTGCTCTCGCTTTTGCGAAAGTGTATGTCCCAAAAGCGAAAGAAGCAATAGCTAAAGTGCGGCCATGAAGCGGCCCCAGCCAACAAAAGTGATCGACGCAACTGTTCAGCGACGTTTAGATCGGCTGGAGCGGCTCATCGATGACGACTACGACGAGAGCCCGGCAGAGTTCGAGAGAAAGACCGGGATCAAGATGGCTCAGGTGAACCAGTGGTTTTCTGGTTACCGGGCATTGCGCGACAAGGCGGTTCGGCGCCTTGAAGAGGTGACCGACAAGCCGCCTGGGTGGTTCGACGGCGGTCAAGTGGTGCCAACGACCGAATACTTGCCGGGCTTCAAGCCGCTGAGCATCCCCTTGCTTGCGCAAGCTGCGTCAATGGGGCCTGGCGCAGATCAGCTCCACGACGAAGTGGTGGTTGGGCGCCTCACGGTGTCGCCGCAGTGGGTCACCCGAACCATTAAGCCTCTCACCGGCATTGAGAATCTGAGATTCATCCACGGCTACGGCGATTCAATGGAACCCACTTTCGCCGATGGTGACATTCTGCTTGTCGACGCTGGAGTGACAGACCACCGAGTCGATGGCGTGTATGTGCTCGAGGCAAACGATCGCATCTACATCAAGCGTGTGCGTCAACGGCTAAACGGTTCATTTGAGGTCAGCAGCGACAATCCGACCGTCAAGACCGTCGACGAGCTCAACAGCCCTGGGGCTCGGATCTGCGGGCGTGTTGTGTGGGCCTGGAACGGAAAGAAACTGTGACGATGAACTTTTCGCGTGCAACGGCACTTTGTCTCTTGGTGCTTGTCGCCGGCACAGTTTCAGCCCAACAGGTAACGCTGCGTTGCGACTTGACATATCTCAAGGACGGAACGAAGTCGGAGTTGTGGGTAGTCATAGACCCAGCTGCCAACATGATGCGCGTCAACGGCTCGGCCCGTTCGCTTGTCATGACGAACGAAAGATACATAGGAAGCGATCAGAGCGGAGCATTCACCCGGATTGCGTCGATAGATCGAAACACTGGCGAGATTGATGTTTCAAGCGTATATGAGAACCAAGTGGTTTTGCCTTCAAAAGGCATCTGCGCAAAAGCGACTCCACCCGCCACAAAGTTTTGAGATCAAGGTTGAAAATGAAAAAAGCTCTGAGGATCTGTCTTTTGGCCTCTTCCCTCGTGGTGCTCGCCGGATGTGCGCCGCAAACTCTGCAATCGACTCCTACTCAGTCATACCGTGTCGGACAGCGGATAAACGCAACCCCAGGAGGGGTCATCCTCTCTTCACAAACCGGCACGATCCGAACCGTGCGCCGTTGGGTTGGTATCTTGAACTCACCTGATGGATGGGAGACCACCACCGGCAACGATTCCAGTTTTCTGCGGAAGGAGCTTTTGTACTCTGGCATTTCCGGATCCACCATTGAAATCGGGTATCGAGAGTTTCGAGGCGGAATGGCCGCGCCCGCGTTCTACCAAAGCGCCAAGTACGACCTCTCCGCATCAAAGGCAATCAGCTTTCAGAATTTCCGTTTTGAAGTCGACTCTGCCGACAACAACGGCATGACGGGAACGCTTATCAGCGACGGAACAACGACGGCCAGCGCAACGGCCACGAGCTCGCCAGCAGTGCCGCAAGGAAAAGACACACTAATGGCCGAGCGACTTGCAAAAGAGCGTTCTTGCTCTCCTCAACCGAAGGCGATCTTGAGCGGCAAGGGCGCTGGCTTTGAGGCCTACATGGTGTCCTGCACGAATGGCGATGCGCTTTCGATTCGCTGCGAGTTTGGGAACTGCCGCGTCTTACAGTAGCGAGACTTCTGCGCTGAAGACAAGCCGCCCCTGAGGCGGTTTTTTGTTGCCACCGCTTCCGCTACTGACCGGCCAGTCATAAAAAGCGAAACTTACTTTCGCTTTTGCTTGCGTCAATCAATCGCTTTTGCTAAAGTTCTTTCCATGCCGCAAACAACATCCCGGCAAGGAGAAGCAGATTGGCAACCGACAACTTCACAGCGATCGACACCGAGCTGGACGCGCTCCGCAAGGTGATGCGCACCGCACCGGCCGAAGCCGCGGTTCTGACCGAAGCCGAGTTCCTCGAGTTCGCCGCGCATGTGTCTCGCCAGTGGGAGCGCTTCTGCGCCAGCGGCCGGATCAAGAGCGAGACGACTCGCGCAATGGCTGCTGCCTGCGTCCAGTACGTCGAGCACAAGCGCAACACCAACACCTGAACAGGCGATGCCGCGCGCCTGTTCAAGCGCGGCGACCTTGGAAATCCTCATGAAGCACACGATCGTTCTACTGGCCTGCCTTGCGGCCTTCTCTGCGTCGGCAACGAACTTCGGCCCGAGCTATGGCAACGCAACCAGCACGGCCAACGGCGGCGCTGCGTTCGGTGGCCAAGCCAACACCAGCGGCGGAAACATCAGCTCCAGCATCGGCGGCAGCGCAGCGGCCAACAACATCGGCGGATCGGCAACCGGCAACACGGGCTCGGTGAAGGACGCGACGCAGACGCTCACTGGCAACCAGGTGAACACGACTGGCGGCAGCGCTAACGTTTCCGGCGGTGCGCAGACCAACAACCTCAATGGCTCGGTCACTGGCGGCACGGCCACGACAACCAGCGGCGCAGCGACCACCACGGGCGGCAACATCGCCAGCGGTGTGAACGGTTCTGCAAAGCAAGGCCAGCAGCAGTCCACGGCGAGCGGTGTCAACGGCTCCGGCAACGCGCAGGGCAACAGCACCGCCGTCACGGTCGAAGGCTCCAGCACCGTCTACGAAGCCCAGGCGCGAAACCCCGTGTCCACGGCCTACGCCGCCCCGTTGACCTCTGCGAACGGCACATGCATGGGCAGCAGCAGCGCCGGCGCGCAAGGCGTGTCGATGGGCGTTTCCTTCGGCACCACCTGGACGGACTCCGGTTGCGACGCTCGGTATGACGCGATTGCGCTGAGCCAGATCGGAGAGCGCGAAGCTGCGAAGGCCCGCCTGTGTCTGAAGCCGGAGATCGCAAAGGCATTCGAGGCAGCTGGCAAACCTTGCCCAGGCTCAGAAGCCCATCGCGCCGAAGCAATCCTCAACGGTGCCCCGGTCGCTCGCCGGCCCATGCCTTGGCAAGCCGGAGGCTGAACCCATGGCCTACGACCTCCCCTTCACCGAAGAACAGCTGGCCGAGTTCGACCGCGCGCACCACGCCGCAAAGGTGTCGGGCTCTCTCGATCGGTGGAGCGATTGCCGCGCGCTGAACGAGCAGAACCAGCGCGACACGCTGGAAGGTGCAGCGTCATGAGCGCCCGTCAACCCACCCGGGCCTTCCTACTCAGCAATGCCCGCGCCCTGATCCAGCAAGCGTGCAGCGGCTGCGGACTGTCCCAAGCTGAAGTCCTTGGCGTGCTCTACACCCTGAACGCGAGTGCAGACATGCGCCAGTTCAGCGAGCACGACAAGGATCTGTTCCTTGACCTGATCGCAGCGCTCGAGCCGGAAGAAGAGCCTGAGCTGTTGTCGTTCAGGACGCTTGAGCCGGCCACGCTGGACACACGGGTGGAACTATGACCACGCAAACCCGCTTCATCCACCGCATGGGCGATCACGTTCGCTCAGGCGCCGAGTACGGATGCGCCATAACCCGCCCTTCCCGTGAGCGCATGCCTGCTCACGAAAAGGCTCTCTACATCGTGGCCGTGCTGGCCCTCATCGTTATCTGGAGATTTGCATGACCACTCGTGACCTGACCGATCAAGACATTGATGGCTTCCTGATGGCGCACAAGCAGCGCGCAGAAGAAACCCGGTTCGCCCAGCTCGAGGCCGATTGGACGCCCAACACAGTGATGGAGGACTTCGTGATGTTGGCGGTCATTGCTTTGATCGCCCTGGCGGTTCCTGTGGGCTTCGTGCTCTGGAAGGTGTTGGGATGAACACCGCCCGCGACTTCCTGAGCGTCTTTCTGCTTTACCGACGCCACCGAAACGGCGTGAAGAACTCCGCTGTTGCTGCTTACCGAATCGCCGTGCTCCGGCTTCCGTTTTGAGGACACCATGAAAACCTATAACGAAGTCGCCGCGATCAACGTTGGCGAGAAGACTGAGCGCAAGGGCAACCTCACGTATCTGTCGTGGGCATGGGCTGTTGACCAGCTCCTGCGCTTGGATGCCACCGCAACCTGGGAGTACAAGGACCCGGTCTACTTCAAGGAGACGCTGATGGTCTTCTGCTCGGTGACGGCCTTTGGCAAGACCATGACCGCCCAGCTTCCGGTGATGGATCACAAGAACAAGGCCATTCCCCAGCCCGACGCATTCCAAGTAAACACGGCAATGCAGCGCTGTCTTGCTAAGGCCATCGCCTTGCACGGGCTGGGCCTCTACATCTACGCCGGGGAAGACCTGCCGCCCGATGAAGACGATGTGCCGCAGACCAGCCACGACCGCGAACGCATCATCCGCGCTGCTGCTGACATGGCAATCATCAAGTTCCAGGAGGGCAATGAAATCGCGGCTTACGAGGAAGTTTCGGGAATCACGGACAACGAGGAAAAGCTGTACCTGTGGAACTACCTTAAGCCGCATTCCGCGCTGCGCTCGGCTATCAAGCGCCTGGCAACGGCTGACTCGAAAGTTCCCGCATGAACTCCCATCCCCACAAAGACGAAGGCATTGGCACTGCGGACGTGCAAACGCCTGGGCTGTACTGGCATGACAGTCAGCAGTTTGGCCGCCGCCTAATGCGCGTGTCCTACGTGAACTGGGCTTTCCCAAAGGGCCACGGAGACCGCCCTACGGACTACATGCCGGCGCGACTGAGGGCGAGCAGACCTGACGAAACGATGCACACGGACCGATTGACCATTTCGGAATGGGGTGGCGCTTGGAGTCCTGCTACCACCCCCACCGGGAGCCCGCAATGAACAAAGAGACGAATCAGAGCCTGCCGGAGTTGCGCAAAGCTCTGCTTGATGCCGCGAAATCCCTGCAAACGATCAGCGTTCAAGCAGGCCGGGGCGAGTTCATGACTGAAGACAGCGAGGTAAGGGCCTATGCCGCCAGCCGCGCACGAGTCGCATTTGACGCCCTTCAGGCAATCGCAGCGCCACCGGAGGGATGGCAGCCGATTGAAACGGCGCCGAAGAATGGGACTGCGATCCTTGCTTTGTGGACGCGATTCCCTCACATGGACCTAAACCGAGATTGCTACAGCGTGGTCGCATGGATCGATGACATGCATTGGGCCAGCATTGACGAGGTAGATCACGCTTTCGCAAGCCCCGACCGCTGGATGCCTCTGCCACCGCCACCGAAAACCACCCCCGCTGCTCCCCTCGCGGTTGAACCCAAGGAGTCGAAGACATGAGCCAACAACCTACCGATGCGCAGATCGAAGCCGCAGCAAAAATCATCGCCGAGTGCATGGACTACCCGTGGGCGCACATGCCGGAGCAAGGCCGAAAGACCATGCGCGAGCACGCCTCCAAGGTGGCCGCAGTCCTCTCCCTGCACCCAGCACCATCAGCAGCGGAACCGGGGGCGCCCAAACCCTACGCCTACGCGATCATCATTCCCGACGAGAGACGCGTTGAGCTTGTGCACGACTTAGACGAGGCGGTAGACGAACTGACGAACTGCGCGTGTGAGGTGCTGCCGCTCTACGACCACCCCGCACCGAGCACTGCGCAAGGTCTGGATGATGCGGTGAAGCCGGCTATTTTTGGTGATGAAGACCATGTGTTGGTTCCTCGTGGCCTGCTTGGCGCAGCGTGCTCTGCGATCGACAAAAAGCGCGACGGCACCAAAGTACTGGCTGAGTTGCGGCGCTACACAACCGGTGACCTGTCCGCAGCCAACAAAGGAGAGACGAAATGAGCGGCACCCCCACCCTCCCCGCGCAGCCCATCAAGATCGTGCCGGGCGACGAGTTACACCTGACCATCCTCGGCGCACCGTTCGGCTTCAACTTCCTGACTGGCAAGGATCGTCAAGACATGCTCGCCTATGGCCGCGCAGTCTGGACCGCCGCCCTCGCATCCGGGGCGACACAGCCGAGCGAGCAAGCCGAAGAAGACGCAGCCGTGATCGACAAACTGGCGCGGCTTCTGGCTGGCGTTGCCATTGCGCTCAAAGGCGACGAACTGCCGCTACACCGGCACGGCTACCACGACCTCCCTGAATTGGCTGCAAAGCTCAGGCTTGAAGTCGATCTGTGCCGCCATTTGTACCGCTCTCAGGCCACTCCACCCACAGGGGAGACGCAGGCAGTGCCGAGCGATGCGGCCCGCGATGTGCTGGCCGAGCGTCAGCGCCAGATCATGTCAGAGGGCTGGACGCCTGAGCATGATGACGCCCATGACGGGGGCACGCTGGCTGTGGCTGCTGCCTATTACGCGCTCAACGATGTGAGCCATACATATGGCTCCGTCTCTTGGCCTTGGGCATCCGAATGGTTGAAAGACAAAGGTCCCCGCCGCAACCTCGTTCGGGCTGGCGCGCTGATCATTGCTGAAATCGAGCGCCTTGACCGCGCAGCCCTTGCAACCCAGCCACCCAAGGACAAGCCATGAACCTCGTGCCAACTTGCAATTTCCGTTTTGAACGGCGCGCGGTAAGTGCCCCCGCCCAAACGATTGGCGGCGGAATGATTCGTGCCGAGCGGTTGATCCTGCAGCAGATGTTTTGGTCTGGCAACAAGCAGCTTTGGGTTGATGTGCCGACTGTTGAAGCAGAGAAAGAGCCCAAACCATGACCAGCAACCCAGACGATACGGGGCGAGCCGCTCCTCTGGATGAGCGCGCACTGCCACGCTTGACGGCGGGCTACATGGACGCATGCATGGGTAAGCCCGCCGACCACAATGAGATTGGACTGCACTACTTCATGGCCGGCTGGGTATCAGGGCGTGAAGCAATGGACCGCGCCAGCCTGCCGACAGAGGCGGACAAGGTGGATGCAGAACTTGCCATCGACAACGTGCTGTGCTCCGTGCTGCCCGGCGTTTACTACATGGACCCGCCCGATGGTGGCAGCGTCACGCCGCTTGAGCAGGTGCAGCGCATGGCGAAGGACGCTGCGCGCTATCGGTGGCTTAAGGAGACGTACACCGCCGCTAACTTCGATCCAGCCAGCCTCGATCTCGGCGACAAAGGCGTTGTGCTGATGTTCGTCGCACCGGACGACATGCTGGTGTCCTCGGATCTTGACGAAATGATCGATGACGCTGCTCGGCAGACACCAGGAGGTGGCAGTGAATGAGCTTCATCTATTCGCAGGCGCTGGTGGCGGCATCCTTGCAGGGCAGCTACTTGGACGCCGATGTGTTTGTGCCGTCGAGTACGAGCCCTACGCCCAAGCCGTCCTCGTCGCGCGCCAGAACGACGGCACTTTCCCCCCTTTCCCGATTTGGGATGACGTGCGAACCTTTGACGGCCGACCTTGGCGAGGCCGTGTTGATGTCGTGGCTGGCGGCTTCCCCTGCCAAGACATCAGCGCAGCCGGTGGTGGCGAAGGACTTGATGGTGAACGCTCCGGTCTCTGGAGCGAAATGGCGCGGGTCGTTTGCGAAGTACAACCCAGCCGAGTCGAAGTGGAAAACTCACCAATGCTCACTTCTCGGGGCTTGGACGAGTTCTCGGAGACTTGGCCGCGATGGGGTATGACTGTCGCTGGGGAGTCATTTCTGCTGCCGACGTGGACGCCCCCCACCTTCGAGAGCGAATCTGGATCAGCGCTCATTTGGCCGACCCCGATGGCAGGGAAGAAATGGCCGACACCGTGCGCCAGCGCGAGCAAAGGTTCGTCGCCTGGAGCCTTGACCCGCAAAAGCGGGAAGGACAGATCGAACGACAGGATCGATCACGCAGTCATGGCCTCAGACGGTGGCCAGCTGAACCCGGAGTGGGTCGAGTGGTTGATGGGCTGGCCTATCGGGCACACCGCATTAGAGCCCTTGGCAATGGACAGGTTAGCCGAGTGGCGGCGGTCGCATGGACTGTTCTATCAGGAGAGCGAAAGTGAGTGCTGATAGCTACAAGGCTTGGGTCGAGAAAAATCCTGAACGCGCCGCCAACCGCTGGCAGGAATGGAAAGACCGCAACCCTGAAAAGGCGGCAGCAGCGTACAAAAAATGGTACGAAGCCAACAAAGAGACGGCCCGCGCGCAGAAGCGCGAAGTGATGAAAAGGCTTCGAGCCGAGAACCCTGACAAATACAACGCGCAATCAGTCGCCGCCAAAGCCAGAGAGCGGGAGCAGCTTTTCGAAATGTACGGGCATGTCTGCATGCGCTGCGGGTTCTCCGACAAGCGCGCCTTGACCTTGGATCACATCAAGAACAACGGCAACGTGGAGCGCGCCGAACTTGGAGAGCGTGGCGTCTATCGCAGGGCGAAGGCGTCGCATCAACCAGGCGACTATCAAATTCTCTGTATGAACTGCCAATTCATCAAGCGGACTGAAGCTGCAACAGCATGGCGCATCTTGAAGGAGACAGCATGAGCCTATTCCTCAATGCCGAAGACATCGCGGAACTCACCGGCATCCGGGCCGGCAAGGATGGCAAGAGCCGCGAAGAGCGGCAGATTGCTACGCTACGCCAGATGAAGATCCCGCACTACGTCAACGCCGTGGGCCGTCCGGTGGTCGCGCGCGCCGTCATCGAAGGAACTGGCGCCCAGCCGGCGCCGATCCTGTCATGGGAACCGAGGCTTGCGCATGGCTAA